GCTAAGGGCAAGGCTGCACCCGCTGTGGTAGTCGTAGACGTAAGAACGGCATCTCTAGCCGCTATATCTACGCCATCGACTGTGCCTGTTACAACGAGATTAGGAACCGTTAGATCACCCGTCATGGTATTACCAGAAAGGTTCACATAACGTGCGTCTGATTGTGTCTGTGTGAGGTGGTCTGCTAGAACGAATGTACCGTAGCCTATAATCTCAACAACATCGTTAACTGTAGTTCCAGAGGCGAATACCACTGAGGAACCTGACGTTGCAGTTACGTCTGTCCCAACTACTTGCTTAACTCCGTTTAAAAATACATCCACATAACCAGCATCGTATGTCGCTGCAAAAGTTGTTTGACCCGCTGTCGCTGTATATGAGTATCGGTTTGTAGTGCCGTTGACTGATGAGCCAGCATTCACCCATCCAGAGCCAGAGTATACTTTCATAGCACTGGCTGTGGTGTCAAAATAGAGCGTACCCGCTACGAGAGCATTACCGTCATTATCTACGCTAGGGGCAGAGGACTTTGCACCAAGCATACGATCATCAAATAGATCAAATGAAGCAGCGGCTGAGGTAGCTGAACTTGCAGCGGCTGTGGCTGAATTATTTGCGTTGGTAGCCGAAGTACCAGCATTAGTTTCACTAGTACCCGCATTCGTGGCTGAAGTAGCGGCAGCGGTAGTTGATTGAAACAATCCATCTACATAAGTTTTTGTAGTAGCATCTGTAGTAGCAGTAGGCGTACCAAGACCTGTGATCTTTTGGTTGCCCATAGCCAATGCACCCGACATCGTACCGCCAGACGTTGCAAGGCGAGTATCCCGTTGGGTATCAGTATATGCTTTGGTGGCTGCGTCTTGGTTAGCAGTAGGATCACCTAGTCCAGTAATCTTGGACGTACCCATTGCTATAGCACCTGTCATCGTGCCACCAGCCTTTGGTAGCTTACTCGCAATACTATTCGTTACTGTGGTGCTAAAGTCATCATCGTCATTTAAGGCATCTGCTAATTCACCTAGAGTATTTAATCCCGCTCCGGCATCACCTACTAGCGTAGATATCTCATCGTCAACATATTTCTTAGTAGCTGCATCCAAGTCTGCACTTGGGGCAGTAAGATTGGTAATAGTTGCTGACGTACCAGCATTCATATTCAGGTTGCCGTTGACCACTACATCATTGAATGTAGAAGAACCACTAGAGGCGGTTACATTACCAGTTAAATTACCAGTGACGTTTCCTGTGACCGCACCAGTATGCACACCAGCGGTATTACCCGTTACATTGCCTGTTAGTGCGCCAGTAATTGTACCAGAAGCAGACAAAGTAGTGAAAGCACCGCTAGAAGTTGAACTAGCCCCAATAGTAGCACCGTCAATTGCGCCACCATTAATGTCAACTGTTGCAAGTGTTGCCTGACCTGAAGTCGAGACTGTCGTGAACGCTCCAGTAGTTGCTGAAGCCGCTCCGATTGCTGTACCATCTATAGCTCCCCCGTTTATATCAACAGTGGCTAGGGTAGTTGTTCCCGAAGCACCCAGAGTAGTAAACGATCCTGTTGAAGGGGTATTAGCCCCAATAGTAGCACCATCAACTGTACCGCCATTAATGTCGGCTGTGGCTGCTACAAGGCTAGTATTAGCATTAAGAGTGGTAAACGTACCAGCGGCTGGCGTAGTAGTACCAATAGGTGCATTATCAACAGCACCAGAGTTAAGGTCTACGGATGTAATAGTAGTTGTGCCTGTGGCAGTTAAATTAACAAATGTAGCAGCACCAGTTACTCCAAGCGTACCACCAACGGTAGTATTTCCTGTGACAGACAGTGTGCCACCGATTGCTGAGTTACCTGAAGAGGATATGCCGCCACTTAAGAAAAGGTCTTGAAATCGTAATGCATTAGAACCAAGGTCTATGCTGTCGTTAGTTACAGGCAGTATAGAGTTACCATCTTTTACCTGTACTAGCTCACGCCAGACTGCGGCGTTAGTAGTATTAACAATACATATGTATACACGGCCTGTGCTTACGTTTGTCCACAGAGAGCCTACAGCATATCCTTCAGAAGTGTCATTTGAAGCTACGGGTGCGGCGGTTGCGTCAGACTTGTTCTGCCCACCAATACCACCATTTGCGGCTGGTAGAAAACCTGAGACAGAGGTTGCTAAGTTAATCTTAGGAGAGTTCCCTGAAGTTCCATCGTGGGAGTGACCAGAAGTTGAACTAAATGCCGAAGCAAGTTGGTTAAATTCTGCGGTCAAAGGTGGGGCTGTAATTGCCTGTCCGTTAAGTATACTAGCAGTAGACTGCCTTGTGTAACCTGCCATTGGTTATCTTCTCCCTGCAACAGAAAATTCAAAGACTAATCCCTGAATTGAAAATGGTTCTGATTGTCCTACGGTAACAAAGGTAGCTTGTGCGGCAAAGCCAGAACCTTGTACATCTGTAGTCATTATTGGTTTAGAGGAACCACCATATAAAACATTGGTGGCGTTGTATTTTATATTTCTACCAGCGTAATTTGTGGGTGCGCCTGTAGAAGACTGTGAGTAGGTAGAAGGTGTACTCACTGCACCGTCACCCCAATCATACGTCATAGATAGTAGCATTTCGAGTGGGCCTTCTGCCCGAATAAATGTATTTATCTTGCGTATTAATTTTCGTTGTTCTGTTTCACCAAAATCAAGGTACGGAGTAGAGTATATTGATATTATGTCAGTGCTATTAAAGGAAGTTCCGCTTTCTTGTTTATAAACAATTCCATCATAGTCACCATGAATAACACTTTCAGTATTTCCTATGTAACCACTTGTACAGCAAGACGCCCTTATGCCCAGAGTTTGCCCAAACTCCCACCCAATAGAACCCCCGCTATTGGTAAGACCCCCTATTATACCATTACTGTCTGTGGATGCGGCTAGGTTTGTTGTTTCGTCTATTTGAAAAAAGTATCTGATCTGAGATTTTGATCTTATAACAACCCCACAGAGAGTATCCATAGAATTGTTTTTAATCATATCTACTAGTGTTGCCTGAATAGGTTTACTAACAGTCTCTAGTTCCACATCTCCAATTCTGGAAGTACCAGCAACGGGTCTAAAACCATCTGGGCTTAGGAACATAAGATCACCACCGATCTCTAAAACACTGTCCCGTGCCACACAGCCTACGTTAGCTGTAACCTGATCTAATACAAAGGCATTGGCAGAGTTAACACTAATCTTTTTAATGCCGTTTGTACCAAAAACAAATAAGTCATCTCTAAATGGTTTTATCTGAACTACGTCAAAACCTGCGGATAATTGCCCACCACCAGAAGCAGATGTAAAATCATATAAACCATCAGGGTCTGTAGTAGTAGTAGGGGCTGAGTGCGCTATAGTAGCAAGAGATGCTTCATGCCCAGCCAAGAAAAGAGTTTGTTTAAAAACATCAACCAAGGCAGGGGCATTGATTGCCTGATTGCCTCCAGCAGTATTAGAACCATGTCCAGCAGTGTATCCTCCACTATTAGTAGATTTTATCTCTTCCCACTGACTGCCATCAAACACAATCGCGGGATTTACACCATCAACAAAACAAATCTTGTTACCTGTTCCAAAGTTAAAGGCTACATGCCGTAGTCTTTGTACTGTGAGACCATTGAGTGTCATAGGTCTTGTAACAGAGTGGTCTAGGGTAAACTTTCTCCATCCTATTAAGGCAGTGTAGTAATAGAAACTGTAATTAGAACCGCCATTATCTTTACGTGCAGCAATTATAGTAGTTGTTGCGGTTACATCATTTTTAAATATAGCTACGCCAAGAACCTTGCCTGTACCCGTAGATGATCCCGCTACTGTAACTTCACCGTAGTCGCTGTCGTACTTTTCAAATCCCTCAATACGCCTGTAACCGCCAAATAAAGACGGTTCATAGTTAACTAATTTAGTAGCACCTCCGGGGCTGTTCTCAGATAAATCAAGGTGATTTTCATTTGAATTTAAGCCGCCGCTACAGATCAGTTTGAAGGACTGTATCTTATCTGGCATTAAAACCTAATCCTAGTGTCTCTAACAGAGGCAGTGTTATTGATATACAATGTCTGAAGGTCTTTTATGCCCTTTTCAAACGCACTGTATGCTACCTGTGCAGACTCAGTATTGTCTTTAAACATGTACATGTAGTACAGCGCACCATCTATAAGAACACTATCATGGCTTTCTGGTATTCTAGTTACGTCTGTTGCGTTAGTAATATCCGTAAAATTAAGAAAGTAATTAAAACGAATAGCGTATGTTTTGTCGGGGGAAGGTGTTACACCATAGCCATTACCATGACTAGAGAATACAAAGTCTGGTATTCCTCTTCCTGTAGAACCTGAATCCATATCATCGTCCCTATGGTCTTTTAACCATTCGTCACGATCCATGTATGTTAACGTCTTATAGCCAGCATTTAAACTGCCGTCTTTTTGTATTTGAAAGCTATTCCAATCCACAGCCTTAAAGTAAGTAGGCCATATATATTCTTCTTGCCCAGCTACTAGCGTGTCTGTTTGTTGTGCTGCATTAAAAGGCCACTCAAACTCAGCCTGATTAATCTTTGCTACCGCAGACTTAACTGCGTCCTTAACAAGAGCCTGTACCCCACGTATTGTAGGAAAGTCTGCCTCTGGTATCTCAACTTCGTTAAGACGCCGTAGTGTAAGATTACATAGCTCTAGATACGTAGATGGCATAAATAAACCTCAAAGAGAGAATGTAAGGGGCCAGTGCTTGACCAGCCCCTTTGTTAGCTTTATGCTAAGTTATAGTTAGCAGTGAACAACGCCTCTGGGCGAAGTATCTTGCGACCATATAATTGCATCCCGCGCACAACATCTGCGAAGGTTGTTGGCGAACGGAAAGTCTCAGTCTTAGCGATCTGCTCCGCTGTTGCTACAGCAGACGCATGACCAGCAACCATCACACCGAAGTTAGTTTCGGAACCTGTTGCAAGTGCAACGCCAGCACCTGTGCCTTCGTATGGAAGGTTATTAGACTTGTAGACATCAAAGCCACGAATCTTACCCGGTAATTTACCGTTACGCATTTCTTCTCCACCACCGAAGTCTGTAGAAATTAATTTGCTCGACTCGTCCATTAAGATTTCTGCAAACACGGGGTCTACAACCATCCATCTACCATCAGTATCCACATTGGCAACGTCCATTTGACGGGCAATACGGTTCATAATAGCTAGAGGAGAAGTAATACCCCCTGCACCACCACCAGCGGCTATTGGGATAGAAGTAACTTCACCCGCTACGCCAAGGTCTGATCCACCAAAGTCTGTGATATCAAGTTTGTTTGCTGCAAGAAGTTCGTCTGAACCAGCAGTGCTGTTAGCTTTAGTACCGTTGGTTGTTGTATTTCTTGCCCAGTTAGTAGGTGTCTTCCAACCAGAAAGGTAACCAAGTACTTCTGCATCAAAAGTATCACGCAGTTTGTACCCTGCACGATCAGATGCCAAATCTTGGAACGAAACGTGACTGTGGGCTTCTTCGATGTCATCAATGGCGAACTGAAAGTAGTTTGCCTGATCTACGACCATTGTGAAGTCAGCGTCTGTCAAAGCTTGAGTTGCCAGTGCCGTACCACGTTCGTATGCTGTGATAGTGATGTCCGGCTCTTTGATGATTTTAACAGAGTCACCGAAGTTAGCGATTTCACCGCTATAGTCAGTGTTTGTTACTGCATCTACTACAGATGCTGTTCTAAAGGCTTTTTGAACCTTCTTGGAATAGATAACTGGTGAAAAGTTACCTGAGTTCAGGTTGGTATAACCCGATGCTTTTGTAAATGCCATTGTTTGTCTCCTTGAATGAAATGGCTATTAAATTAACTCTACTACTATGCAGAGTCAGCTAGATCAGACAATTAAACATCAGTGTCAGTTCATTTAGAGTAACGACTAAGCGGGTCTAAACTTACTGGTAGACTTCTGGTTTGTTATTATCTGGGGATTGAGAGTGCGGGGTATACTACTAGTAGTGTCCTACATTCTAGGTATTTAATGGTTTCATTATAACACAATATAGTAATTACTGCAATAGTTAAGTGCTATAATATGCACCCTCATGGGCGCATCCGAAGGATACAGCTAAGTATTTTATTAGTCAACCGTACCCTTCAATTTTTTTACCGTGCAGCGCCGGAAATATCATATGCAAATTGACCAGAACGCATAGCCTCTTGTATAGCATCCTCATTCTTTGCAAATTCAGCATCGCTCATCTTCTGTACCATACTCTCTGAGTAGGTTGCCCGTTTGGTTGCGGTTGGAGAAGAAGAGGTTGTTCGTCCTACTGCCTGTGCAGCAGACCTACTACCCTGCCTACTATTCTTCATATCGGCTTTATAGAGGTCAATGGTACGAGCCGCCCACGTAGCATCAGTGTTATTTTTATACACACTATCTTGCATAGCAGAAGGCTGCATAGCTACCCACTCATGGAATTTTGGATTACGCCGTATTTCTGAAAAGTCAGGGTGGAGTTTCATTAACTCTTGCTCTGCACCTTTCCTAGTAAGGCTTCTCTCAAACTTCTCAACCTGTTCCAGACGTTTCTCGCCTTCTGCCAATACTTCATTGGCCCTTTTACGGGCAATAGTATCAACAATTTTAGCAACATCAGGATATCGTTTACTCCAAGCATCAACTTCTTCATCAGTCTTGGGAAACCTAATTTGCTTTTTAGTGGCAGCATCTAATTGCGCTTTTACGGCTAAAACCTCTTGATCTTTCTGATCACGTACCGTCTGAATATGACGCTGAATATCTTGGTATCGCTTCTTATAGCTTTCCTCTTCAGCACCTAGTTGTTCAGCCGGAGCTTGATTTTGACCAACCTCTTGACTGTAGGTTAGATTATCTTCTGGCTCTGGAGCGCGGGTGTATTTTTGTTTTTGTTCCATTATTTCCTCATATGGGTCCGACATATCGGGTATCCAATTAAATTAAAGGAAGGCTACTTTTTGCTTTTTCACCATTCCGGGGAGTTTAGATGTTTCAGGGAATAATTCTTCTACCCCCTCAATATCATCTAACATATCATCCACTTCTACAGCGGCGATTTCTATAGAGATGTCTTCTGAAGATACATCTTCTTGTGTTTCGGGTGTCTTTGGGGTTTCTTCTTGTTCGGAATAATCTTCATCCGAAACTTCGGTGTCCTCAACGCCTTTGCTATCGGGTTCTTCTTGGTCAACATGGTGGATCAATCCTTCCATGTGCATAGACATAAGGCCCATCTCAGCCTCAGATTGCATTCTCTGTATATGCTTCAGTCCATGCCAC